GATTAATGACTGCAGCAGAATTACACTTAGAATTTAAATTTAGATGTGATAAGTTAGATACTTTAAACTATCCTAACTTCTTACCTGAAGAAATAGATTTAATTTTAAATAATGCTCAAGATAGATTTATTAAACAAAGGTATGGTTTAAATAATATTAAAAGACAATCTTTTGAAGAAACTGAAAAGCGTACTGAGGACTTAAAGAATATTACAACTAATGCAATATTGACACCTCAACCTTATTCAGTAGATAACATAGATACAACTGCAAGGTTTGTATTGTTACCAACAGATCACTGGTTTACTATACAAGAAAGAGCAGGAGTAACATGTGTTGATTGTGGAACACCAACAACTCAAAGAGTTGAAGTAATTCCAATAACACATGCTGAAGCATCTAAAACTTTAAAAGATCCATTTAAAAAACCTAATTCTAATAAAGTACTTAGGTTAACAATTGATGGTAAAGTTGAATTATTATCAAGTTGTACAATAGTAGATTATCAATTTAGATACTTAAGACAACCTGTTAAAATTGACTTAACAACAAATACTACTTGTGAATTATCAGAACATGTTCATAATGAATTAGTTGATATAGCAGTAGGTATAGCATTAGAAAGTATAGAAAGTAAAAGATCTCAATCATTTAATCCTTTGATTAATAACACTAACGAATAATAAAAATTAAAATTAAAATGGCAATTTCAACAATATCACCTAAATATTTTTTAGGTTCATTCATTCCAAATGTTAAAATTTTATCAGCTAAAGTTGATGAAATAATTAACGCAGTTAATGGTACAACAGGTACTGTAACTCAAGGAACAAGTCGTAGTACCGCAGTAACTTTAAATACTACTAAAGGTGTAATTACAACTGATACAACTTCTTTAGCAACAGCTACTAGTGCAGTTTTTACAATAAACAATTCTACAGTAAAAGCTGATTCAGTAATTAACGCTACTATGAATACTACAAATTTAACAGGTTATGCTGTACACTTTAGTATTGAAAGTGTAGTTGCAGGATCTTTTAAAATTCGTTACCTTAATTCAACAGGTAGTGCTATTACTACTGCTGTTCTTTTTAACTTTGTAGTAAACAACTAATTAATAACAAATATCTCAATAAATAAAATTTAAAATTAAAAACAATGTCAATTCATAAAGTAACAAACACATTTGTAGGTAATGGTTCAGCATTAGAAGCTGACGTTAATACATTAACACCTGGTAAATTAGGTCTATTTACTATGGGAAACACAGCATTAACTACAGCTTATGTAGCTAGTTCTGCTACACAAAAAATCCAAGTATCTGAAACATTTGCTGATGGTTCTTTCAAAAAATCAATGTTAATTGATGGAGCTTCAGTTGTTGGTGCTCGTGGTAAGCGTTATACACCAGCTACTCGTGATGTATGGGCTATTGGTTATGACCGTAAATTAGCAACAGGTTCAATTGAAGTAAACAATGCTGCTGATTATACAGCAAGTATTCGTTTTAAGAATGATAAATCTTTATATTCTGAAAGACCAGAAATGTTAAGAATTAACTTTACTTCTTCTGCAACAGCTACTCAATTAAATATTGCTACTCAAATTGCAGGTGCAATTAATAACAGTGGTTATAAAACATTAGTAAAAGCCGTTGTAGTTGGTAATGGTACAGGTGTATATGGTTTAACTGCAGCTACTGCTTGGGGTGTTGAAATCTCTGCTTTAGATATTAATCAATTTCGTAGTTCAACTTACAAAGAAAACCGTGTATATTTTTCAGTTCAAGTAGAAGATGCTACAGGATTTGGTTCTAGTACAACTTGTACTCAAATTTCTGCAAATAATCCAGGAGAAGGAACTTATAATTATCTTTATAACAAAGAAAACTTTGATTATCAATATGAAGGTTTATCTAATCGTAGATTATGGCCAGCTCAACAAGTTAGTTTTAATGTAGCTAACACAGGTTATTTAACATCAACAGTTGTAGCTACTACAGGTAACGTAGGTGTAACAATTAACTCTGATGTAGTAACATTTGCTACAAGTAATGCTATTGTTCGTGCAGGTGAATTAGTATCTTTAGATGGAACAATATATGAAGTTAAATATTTAATCAGTACTACTTCTGCAGTATTAACTACTCCATTTGTTGGAGCAACTAATGCTACTGCTGTATTATTATTTAAATATTTCTACAATATGATTGTATTAGAATTTACTGACAACTCATTTACTTCAGGTGCAGATTTAATTTCTGTAGCTCGTAAATCAGTTTATATTGCAACTCCAGCTATTACTGCTGGTGCAGCTTATACAGCTATTTCTGCAGGTTCATTAGAAGGTGCTACATTGTTAACTAACTTAAATGCTTGGTTAGCAACTACTCCTGCTGCTCCAGTATTAACTTATGCAGTTTAGTTCTTAAACTGCTTATTATACCTATCTGGTATATCAAACTTTAAAGCCTTAATTAGTATAATAAGCCCCTGGTTTTTCTTCCTTAAAAGTTTTCCAGGGGCTTTACTTATGCACTAAAAAATTTAAAAAAATGTCATTAATACTTAATTTTGAAATATGTCAATCCAATGGTTGTAAAGATTTAATCTTTTCAGAAACTACTGGTAAATATGATGCTACTTACAATACAGGTGGATATGGTGCACCTAATGAAACTACTGCTGCTGCAGTTACTGCAACATTAACTACAACAAATCCTAGTGGTTTAATAACCACTATTGACTTAATGCCTGAAGGATTTCCTACAGACGACATTGTTGCTGATGGTTATACAATTACTTCATCAACAGTTTTACCTGATGGAATGTACACATTTGTATATAATGTAACTTATGATTATCGTGGTACTATTGTTACATATAGTAAATCTATAAGTAAGTTATTTTATTGTAATGCAGAATGTTGTGTTAATCAAATGTTATCTAATTTAAACTTAACATGTGATTGTTGTGAAACTGATGAAAATATTAAAGATTATTACAAAGCTTGGACATTTTTACAAGCATTAAAAAATGCTGCTCAATGTGGTGATGTTACCACTTTCACTAACATCTTAAAAATAATTACAAAATTATGTAAAAATAATAATTGTAAAACTTGCAAATAACAAATAAAAACCTTATATTATATAACCATGTGTGATTGCTGTAAAAAAATAATAGTCCAAACAAATACTAATACATCAGTAAATACTGTAGATTTTGCATCCGTAGAAGCTATTGATATTTTAAAAGATACTTCTTACGCATTTGAATATACTGCACTAGAAGATGGAGATTACATTCTTCAATTAGAATTGTATATTAATATTACTCTTGGTGACTCAGGAGCCTATTTAAGTTCACAATTAATTAAAAATAGTATTGTAGAATCAAATATTAACGCTAGTCATAGTGTAGGTCCTGATGAAATATCTGAAACTACATATACTCATAATTGTAAAATTATAGGAGTTGTTACAGGAGATACAATGGGATTTAGAATATCTTCTTCTGGATCAGATTCATATATAAATAATGGATCAATAATTATTACAAAAGTAGCATAAAATGGATGATTGTAGTCAACTAAATATACCTATAGGACCTCAAGGTCCAGAAGGTCCAGAAGGACCTCAGGGTATTCAAGGTATTCAGGGAGAAAAAGGTATTCAAGGTGATCCTGGAGTACAAGGTCCTAGTGGAGTTATTAGTGTAACTGCACCTATTACTAATACAGGTACTTCAACTTCTGCAATAATTGGTATTGATACTGCTGCATTAGTAACTATTATAAATAATTCTAGTTCAGGTGGTCTTGTTCCAACAGGAGCAATATTACCTTTTGGTTCATTAACTCCTCCAACAGGATGGGTAAGTTGCAATGGTCAAGAAGTTAATAGAGTAGGAACTTATGCTGCATTATTTGCAGTAATAGGTATAAGTTATGGTTCAGGTGATGCTGTTAATACTTTTAATTTACCTAATTTAAAAACAAGTGTACCAGTAGGATATGATTCTGCTACTGCACCATTTAATACAATGGGGAATGCAGGTGGTGAAATAAATCATTTATTACTTAATGCAGAATTACCTAAACATACTCATGTATTAAATCAAGGTGTAGATGGAGCTATTTTTGATCTTTCTATACCACATAGTCATAATTATAATCTTCAAGGTGGAAGTGTAAATAGAAATAGTAATTTAGCAGATCTTAGTGGTACAGGTGGTGAACCAGTAACTAATTTTGGTACTACAACAAATAATGGTGAACATAGACATACAGGTAATACTGGTGATGGTACAACTAATGGAGTATTAGGACAAACTCATAATAACATGCCACCATATGTAGTGTTTAATTACATAATTAAAATATAATAATATGTGTAACTGTAAAGAATTAACAATACCTATTGGTCCAACTGGTCCTCAAGGAACGCCTGGTAATAATGGTACAGATGGTGTTGATGGTACAAATGGCACTAATGGAACCGATGGAACTAATGGTACAAATGCTTTTAAATTTGTAAAACAATTTGTAACTAGTGAAATAGAACAACCTATTGTTATACCTTATAGTCAATGGTCATCTTGTGGAACTACACCTCAAGGTTGTTTAGCTGATGGAACTTTAACAAATCCTTTTATAGATATACATATTCAATTATGGAATTACAATATAAGTGAAAAAGGTGCTTATTGGTTATTATTAAGTAATGGTGCTTTTAGTACAACTTTTAGTTATAATGTTACTGTAAATCCTTCTACGGGAGATATTACAATTATAACAGATGGTAATTCAGGAACTTATAGATTAGTAATATTAGGATAATGACAGAAACAAATTTAAATATAGTATTATCTAACGCATTATGTTGCTCTAGTCAATTAGCAAATAATGTAGCTAATTTATATAACAAAGGTAACATTTGTGTAGATACTGAATTTGATAAATTAAAATTATTAATTGATAGAATTGAAGTATTAAAATGTTATAATTTTCCAATAATTACAATTATACCAAATACAAATAGTGAATTTGTTACAATTTTCTCAAATACTCAATTTAGTTGGTTATCAGAAATAGATTATTTAACTATTCAATTAAATATTAATGGAACAATATACACTCTTGTTTCAGATGGTGTAAATACAGGGTTTGAATTAATAGAAAATAAATTATTAGAATTAGGTATTTTAATTTCTTTTTTTAATAATAGAATTAGTATTAATTTAATATTAACTTGTAATATATTAAATATTAGTTTTACTGTACAATATGGAGGTGAAACTCCATTAGAATCTTTATTTGATAATACAATTCCTGGAATATGTACTTCTACAATAATAACACCTGTTGAAAATTGTTTAACAGAAGAACAAGCAGATATTATGATGCACGATGTAATGCGTCAATGTGATATTTGTGATTGCCAATTAACAACTTAAAATAAAATAAAATGAATTTACAATTTGGAAATCAAAGTAAAAGTTATTTAGACCAGTTACTTAAACAAAACCTTAATAGCTTTAAAGCTTTTAGTTATCAAAAACTAACAGTTACTGGTACTGCAGTAACATTAACTGTTCCTGCAAATGCAAAGTATGCAGAGATTAGATTAGAATCTTCAGTAACTGCATCTATCCCAATAAGATATTTAATTACAGGTGGTATTCCTACAGCAACTGATGGTATGGCTTTAAATAATTTAGATATATTTGATATAAGTGATTATCAAAATCTAGTTAATTTTAAAGCAATACAAACTGGTGCAGGTACTCATACTTTACATATTACTTATTATAAATAATAAACAATGATTTCAGCTTTTAAAAATATAAAAAGAGTATTTTCTCAAAATGGAGGAAGTGGAGCTGCTATTAACTTAGTAGGTTCTCCATGTGAAATTCAATTAGCTGCAAGTGATGAATCTACTGCTTTAACAACAGGTACAGCTAAGGTTAGCTTTAGAATGCCTTTTGCTATGACTTTAACAGAAGTTAGAGCTTCTTTAGTTACTGCTCAAGCAAGTGGCACTATATTTACAGTAGATATTAATGAAGCAGGAGTTAGTGTAATTTCTACTAAATTAACAATAGATAATACTGAATTAACAAGTGTAACTGCTGCAACACCTCCTGTAATATCAGATAGTGCTTTAGCAGATGATGCTTTAATAACTATTGATATTGACCAAATAGGAGATGGTACTGCTAAAGGTTTAAAGATATTATTAAAAGGAACTAGGGCATGATAATAAATCCTTACATATATGGAGTTGCAACTAGCTATGACCCAGATGCTCAACTATTCTTTAATGCTGAAGCAGCAGCAGGAGTAACTCTTACTACTACTCAAATGAATGCTGTTAATCAATGGGTAGTAGATAGCAAAGCAATAGGTATATGGACTAAAATGAAAGCTGTTTATCCAATGGTAGGAGGAACTGCAACAGCTCACAAGTTTAATCTTAAAAATCCTTTAGATACTAATGCTGCATTTAGGTTATCATTTATAGGTGGTGGAACTCATAGTTCTAATGGCTACCAACCAAATGGGGTTAATGCCTATGCAGATACTTTTTTAATACCTTCAACTACTTTAACTTTAAATAGTCAGCATATCAACTATTATTCAAGGACTAATGCTAATGGTACAGAAGTAGAAATTGGTTGCAATAATGCTGGTGCTCAACCAAATACTTTAATAGAAATCAGAACTACTGGTGTAACTTATTTAGCAATTTCATCAAGTACATATACCACTTATACTGATGCTAATTCTTTAGGTTTTTACTTAGGGAGTAGAACAGCAAGTGGAACTAAATTATATAAAAATAATGCTATTGCAGCTAGTTCAGTAACAACAGCATCAGGTTTACCAGTTCAATCAATAGGTTTAGGTGCGTTAAATTCTGGAACATTAAGACAATATTATTCAACTAAACAATGTGCTTTTGCTTCTATTGGTGATGGACTTACTGATTTAGAATCTCAACTATTTTATCAAATAACAGAAAAGTATCAAGTAGCTTTAAGTAGAAATGTAAACACTACTCAATCATTCTACTATAATAGTGCTTATAACAATGAAACTAATGCTTTCTTATTTAGTACACAAATAACAGATAACACTATTCAAACTGCTACTAACACTTTAGTTAGTGATTTAAAGACTGCTAATATCTTTACTAAGATGAAAGCTATCTATCCAATGGTGGGTGGAACTGCTACTACTTGTAAATTTAATTTAGTTAATGCACAAGATAGCAACGCTGCTTATAGATTAGTATTTAGTGGTGGTGGTACATTTAGTTCAAATGGTATTCAATTTAATGGCACTAATTCTTATGCAGATACTTTTTTAAACTCATTAAGTAATTTAACAGCAGCATCAACTCATTTAAGTTTTTATTCAAGAACAGCAACTGTTGGTGCAATTGTTGATATGGGTAATTCTAATAGTGTAAGTGGTTCAGTTATTATGCATCTTAGAGCAGCAGCTAATTTCCTTGCTGGTTCAACAGCAGCTATAACTAACTTTACAACAACGGCAAGTGCTTTAGGATTTTGGTTAGGTAGTAAAAGAGCAAACAATGATAGAGAAACTTATCTAAATGGAGTTCCTCAACTAACTAATATAACAAATGACACAACAGTAAATAATAGTTTAAGCATATATTTAGGTGCTTCAAATGTTGCAGGAATTGCTAATAATTATTCATCTAATCAATGTGCCTTTGCATCAATTGGTGATGGCTTAACAGATGCTGAAGCATTAGCTTTTTACAATGCAGTACAAACATTTAACACAAGTCTTTCCAGAAATGTTTAACAAATATAAACTATGAAACTAACAGATATAACAAGAGAAGAATACACTACTTATGTAGGACTTCTAACAATAGAACAAAAAGATGAATTAGTAGGGCAAATGTATGCTCCAGATTCTTATTTTAATCCTATACAAGATAACGCTGATAATTGGGTTATCTCTGTTGAGGAGATGGAATATTGTACCAATGAATTATATTTGTGGGTAAAAGATTTAGAGTTAATACTATATGTACCTAAGGAAAATCCTTTTCCACCATTTAGTGAAAATTAATAAATATGGGACAATCAGCATTTAAAAATCCTAAAAAGATATTCAGTCAAGCTGGAGGGGACCCTGCATTAAATAACCGTGTAACA